CATTGGTAACCTCAAACCTGTATTTCATTCTAACGACGTCTGGACCTAACTCACATTGGCCATTTTTATTCACATAGGCTACCATGCTGCAAAAATTTCCATAGCCTAAATTTGTTTTGTCCTTAGAATACATGTTGAAATCTAACTCTGTTCTTAAATGATGTTGTCTAGTCCCAACTAACCCATCTCCTTTGAACATGGTCAACATATCATCGCCTAACAATACCATCAGTATTATATTTTCATAATTTTCTATGACTAATCTAGCATGCACTTGTAGGTTGGTAATCAAATTGCCTAATGCAGTGGTTACTGAACCTGTATGTCTCATTGAATCTCTCCAACCACTACAATAATTAGATTTGAAGTGCCATCTTGAATGCACCCAACTCCATATTTTTAATATATGGTCCTGAACTCCAAGCATTCTGTATACTTCTAATTCCACTTGTAATATATTATCATCAGTTTGCCTGTCTTGTTTTTCTAAATCATTTTCCCAAAAACCCTTGCAACCACTAACTAATCTCATTCTTGCGGATAACTGACTTGGGGTTAAACCGTCTGTATACAAAATTTCATCTCTCAACAACAACTTTAATCTCTTTTTAGCTTGCATGAATATATCAGAGAATAATGTGCATATGGTTTTCCTTTGCCACACTATAATCCTTAATTTTTGCTCTTGCCAATTATAATGTGGGTCTTCTTTAAAGATTGATTCCAACTTCAGATGTACATTAACACTATTGATGCCCTTAATCACCATCAAACCGCACATTTCTTCTGTAAAGTCTCTTATTATTTTTGGGCAATCTGGTCTCAATGCCAACCATCTTTTAATATGTTTGTCATTAAATGTAATTTCATCATTTTGGAAATCATGCACATAATTCCTCCAATTTTTCCTAAAATAGGCTCTAATCAATGAATATGTGGTATCATTCTTATCTGGTTTATTGTCATTATCTCTTAATTCTTTTGTACCAAACAATCTATACGTGATTGCCCTATTTTCCTCATACAACAATTTTGTCAACATCGGCCTACTTAAAGCAGGGTATTTGGC